TTCAATGCCAATAACAAAGTAGCAATATCTAGTAAAGTAATATACGAAGGAATAGCTAATGCATCAGACTCAGTATTAGCCAATATAGGCAAGAACAAAAACGCATTAATACAAGCAGCTACTCAAGCCAGAATGTTAGGTCTAGAAATGGACGATATAGCATCTGCAGCAGAAAGTACATTAGACTTTGAATCATCTCTTGCTAAAGAAATGGAAGCAGAGTTAATGCTTGGAAAAGAATTAAACTTAGATAAGCTTAGAGCAGCAGCAGCAAATGGAGATGTTGTAAGTCAAGCAGCTGAGATAAACAGATTAATTTCTGAAAATAAAGATTCAATTGGAGATAATGTAATGGCTCAGGATGCCTTTGCTAAATCTATTGGATTAACCAGAGACCAATACATAAAAGCTAAAGATACAGGTGATGCTTTAAAAACCATGACCGCTGAATCAGGTGAAACTGCAGCAAAGAATGCAGCAAACGCAAAGAAATCAGATGCCGAACTACAAGCAGGAATAGATAAATCAGTATCTAAAATGACTGGCTTATCAGATGCAATGGCTAAGTTTAAAGAGAACATGGCTCTTGGAGCTGGAAGCTTTGCTATGGATATACTAAATGGATTTAAAGATGAAGGTTTTATAGGGGGAATGACCAACCTTTTCAAGAAAGTTTGGACAGGTATTAAAGAAGGGTTTACAAACATCTTTGACGATAAAGCTATTAGTGGCTCTACAATGGGTAAACTATTAGGAGCAATTGGACTAGCAGCAGGAGGAGCAACACTAGCAATAAAAGCTGTAGGCATGTTAATTCCTTTAGGGAGTAGGTTACGCCCAATGTGGACTAAATCAGCATCTGGTGGTGGAGCAATGGATATGTTAGGTAGAGGTGGAAGAACTGGTATACTAAAGCAGTTTAAAACATTATTTAAAAATCCAAAGCTTATGTTTAGAGCTTTGAGAATGAAAGGCAGTTTCTTTGGAAAGATGCTCGGTAAATTTGGAGGAGCCATGGGTAAACTACCTAACGTGTTTTCCAAGTTAGGAGGAATAACAGGTAAAATAGGAGGAGTATTTTCTAAACTAGGAGGAGCAATGGGTAAATTACCTAGCGTAGTTTCTAAGTTAGGAGGAGTTTTTAAAGGAATAGGCCCAAAACTAGCAGCAAGCCTCGGTGGAGCAAGTAAATTTTTAGGTCCAGCACTTAAAGGTATAGGAGGAAAATTATTAGCTCCTTTAGAACTTGTAATGGGTGCTGTTACTGGAGCTAGTCAAGTAGCCGGAAAAACATCAGAAGAAAAGAAAACAGCTGGTATTAGAGAAGATATGGGTGCTACCGAAGGTGGTATACTTGGAGCTTTAACCGGAAATGCAAATAAAGGATCAATGCTAAGTAGCATGGTCGGAATAAAAGAAGGTAGTGCAGGAGATGAAGCAATGGGTATTGCAGCCGCAGGAGCTAGAGGAGCAGGAGTTGGAGCAGCAATTGGTTCAATAATACCTGGTATAGGTACAGCAGTTGGAGCAGCCGTAGGTGGATTAATAGGTACTGCAGCAGAAGGATTTAAAGTATTCTCAGACCCTAACTCTAAACTAAGACAAGGAGTAGCAGAATTTGGACAAAAAATAGCCGACGGAGCTAAAGGAGCATGGGAAAAAGCAAAACAAGTAGGAACTGCAGTAGCGGAGTCTATTACAGGCTTTGCAAGTACTGCTTGGGAGGGTACTAAAGAAGCATTAGGTAAAGTAGGCGGCTTTATGTTTGACCGTCTTAAAGATACAGGTAAAGGATTAGCAGCAGTAGGAGGCTTCTTTAAAGATAAACTTACTGAAGGAGCTTCAGCAGCAGTTAGTGGTGTAAAAGCTATTGCTTCTTCTATAGGAGATAAAATATCTGAAGGAGGTGAGTATTTAACAGCAGGTCTTGACGCAGTAACTGGAGGTTTAGCTAGTAAAGCTAAAAGCTTCTTTAAGAAAGGTTGGAGCTGGTTATCTGGTTCTGGAGATGATAAATCTAAAGATGCAGGTAAAAAAGAAACTACCGCAGCAGAAAAAGAACTTGTAAGATTAAAGAAAGCTGCAGAGAAAATGAAGCAGTTCACTATGACAGACAAACAAGCACAGATGCTTGCTAAATCTGGTCAGACTAGTGCAATGATAATGCAAAAATCTATTGCTTTAGGTGCTGATAATCAAATTAAAGAATTTAAGTCAACACTAGACTCAGTGGATCGAGAAGGTGAACAAATAAAAGAATCAAAAAAACAAACAGTAGTACTACAACAAACAGTTAATAAGTTGTCTAAGGAATTGAAACTACTTAACACTGTTACTTTACATAAAATTAACAACCCAGACAAACCTATTATTAAGTTAAGTGGATTTGAAATGGGGAAATACCTTAATCAGGCCTAAAATACGGACCTATTTATAATAAATTAAACACCTAAAACTAAAACTATGGGATTATTAGATTTACTAGCAACTAAAAAAGACTTAAGCCTTGGCGGAGAAACACCTGCGTTATTTGGCGGAGCATTACCAGAATCAACAACTCATGCAGATGGACAGACTATCGCAACAGGAGCATCAGAATTAGACTTAGACGGAGCAACTCCAGCAAAGTACTCAGATAACGCACCAGCATAATAAATGGGATTAAGAGACCTAACATCAGACTTAACTAGTCTTAAATTCAATGACTTTAAATCGGATTCAAATCCGAAGCCAAAGCCAGCGATTGTTAAGAAGATAGGCAAAGGAGGTAGAAATTCTACTTTCGATGTTCAAGGTATCTTAATATCAAAAAGACTTGACGATATCGTTAGAATGGCAAAGCTAGTAGTAGCACGTCCAGGTCTAGAGTTCGCAGCTAAACAAGCAATTGGAGCACTAATACAAGCTAATCAATCAAAAGAATCTTTTGCAACGGATAGCTCTATGTTTAAGTTAGTGTTACAACCTGCATTAGATATATTAGCGTCTGCTGTAACAAATATTGGTCAAACAGCAGTTAATGGATTAGGGGTACACCTTAACAAAGGACTTAAAGAGATAAAAGGAGAAGACTTTAGGAGTTACGAAGTAAGGGCTCTTGATAAGTCGATTAGAAAAGGAGATCTAGATGTTCATAAATTCTCTGGTAAATCAGGTAGAATCAGAAAAGCTGAAAAATTAAAATTAGCTAAGGTAGAGGACAAATTAGGTTCCTACATAGACTATAGAGCAGGTACTGCAGAAGGTACAACTGTAGGCATGGAAGGAGTTATAAAGGATGAACCAACAGAGTTTGACGATCAAATGATTCCTTTCGTTATACAGACGATAGGGTATGATGGAGAGGGAAGTCACAATTATATGAGATTTCATGCTTTCTTAGATAACTTTGACGACTCTTATAACGCAAGCTGGAACCCAACTACTATTCCAGGTAGAGCAGAATCAGTATACCAATATGGAGGTTTCCAAAGATCATCTAACTTCAGCTTTAAATGCGCAGCATTACATAGAGCAGAGTTATTACCGATGTATGAAAAGCTACAATTTTTAGCCGGTGCTACAGCACCTACATATCAAGATTTAAGGTTTGCAACTAAAGATGATGAACGTCGTGATATGTTTAACGACTCTGTAACAGGAGTTCATATGAGAGGTACAATAGTTAGATTAACTATAGGAGATTATTTGCATAAACAAACAGCACTAATTAATAGTGTACAATTTAGCTGGCAACAAGATTACCCATGGGAAATACAAGCCGGTAAAGATAAAGAAGAAGATGTACGTATACTGCCTCATGTTCTAGATGTAAGTGTATCTGCAACATTAATACATGAATTTGCTCCACAAACAGGAGATCAAAGATTTATAGGTTCTAATCTACAGTAATAATGAATAGATATACCACAATAGGGAAGGAAAAAACAATAGAAGGAAGAAGATACATTCAGAATGCTATATATCCTGATATTCCAGAATCCGAAGATGATATATATGTTATTACTACTGTTGGAGATAGATACGATACTTTAGCACAACAATACTATAAAGATTTATCATTATGGTGGATAATAGCTACAGCTAATCCAACAGCAAACTCAGACTCATTAGTAATTACACCAGGAATACAGATTAGAATACCAGGTTCACCATCAAAGATAGTAGGATTATATGAGTCTCTAAATAAAAAAAGATAAACGGTTATGTCAAAAGCATTCACTACACCATCTGTTCCAGGTAGAAGTACCATAGATGAAGAGGTAATAAAACAAATAAAATATAGAGAGGCAGTAATGTCTAATTCTACTGAAAATGCTCCAAGTGAGCTTGATCCTAATGATAGACAATCTCTGATTCATGGAAGCTCGCCTTACTTTAGAATTACCTCAGGAGTAGTGTCAGAAACAGACGGGTGTACTAAAATAACTTTAGGGTCTGGAGGAGCATCAGACGAATTTCAAGGTCATAGACAAGGTATCGATACAGAAGCTAAACTATTTACTGAACACTATTCACTTTATACAGTAGATGATGCTAAGTACGGTATTACTCCAACACCTATGGTACATAATTTAAATATTTCTCAATTTGGAGGAGCAGTACCAGGTGCTATATTAACAGGAGAGTTTGACATTAAATGTTTTAATAAAGCTCAATTTGACTACTTAGAAAAATACTTTAGTAGACCAGGTTTCCAATTGCTTATAGAATGGGGACATGGAATGAAGATTAATAAAGCCGGTAAATTTGATACAAAATTAAACTTAGTTTCAGAGGGTACCACTGATGAACAATCAACAGATACTTCTAACAGTGTATACAAAATTAAAGAAGAGGCTTCCCAATTAAGAGAAGATTCTGGATTTAATTATGACTACTTGATGGGGACTATAACAAACTACAGTTGGAAATACGAAGCTTCTTCTTACAATATTAACGTAAGAGTAATGGGTAAAGGAAGTGTATCCTTAGCAGTGCAACAGTTAATGGCTCCACCAGAGACAATAACAGCTGAAGAAAAAGATGAAGCAGAAAAATTTAAAAGTAACTATGGTCAATTCTATGAAATTCTAGATGCTGTAGATAAAGCAGCAATTAAAGCTTCAACACCTCAAAGAAATAGATCAAAACCACAACTTGAAACCATTGATAAAGCTAAGTTCGAAGCAAAATTAAAGTCTAAAGATATGTTTGATGCTTTAGAAGAGAATGCAGGTGAGATGGATATGTACCAAATTAGGTTTAGATCAAGAGATAACAGACAATTTAGTTATATAAAATATAAACACCTATTAGGCCTGATTAACCTACAATTTGTAGCAAGACAAGGAGGAGAAGACGCAGGTAAAGGAGATACTTCTTTTGGTTTAGCACCAGACCAGCAACTATACGCTACATACCCAGACCATTTTAGCTATGACCCTGCAATTTGTTTGATCGGTGGAGTTACTGAAAGCGATGGAATAATAGATACAACAGCAGCTAGTAAAGGTGGGCCGTCAAATCAACAAGGTGATATATTAGAGTTACTAATTCGAGTAGGATGGGTAAAAGACTTATATGAAAGCGAACTTAAACTTAATACAAATCCAGATTTTGGTACTTTGGGTTCTTTTTTAACTAAAATTAATAGAGAAATCGGAAGATCATTAGGGTATGTAAACGATATTAGTATAATGCTCGACCCAAACTTAAAATCTGACGAAGGCCCATCCAGATTAGTAGATACTAACACTCCTGCATCAATAGACCAGAATGTAGACGATATACAACTTATACAACCACAGGGTTTAGGTAGTACAGTGAAATCTTTTTCTATTAATAGCGAATTAAATGCGAATCTTATTAACTTAATTACAGCAGGAACAATTGCTAACGATGGTGATGCTGCAAATAGCACCCAAGTTGGACTATCTGCTTTTAATAAAGGATTAACTCATAAATGGAAAGGCCCTAAAAAAGCTACTGTATCTAATGATAAAAAAGAAGATGCACCAGAAGAGGAAGAAGATCCATTAGTAACGTTAGAAAAAGCCTATGCAGGAGGACATTACCCAAGCGAAGCTGTAGCGTCTACTACCTCTCAATTTACTAGCTTAATACAAAAGCAAATAAATGATGCTGATGAAGCTCTAAGTGAAACCGGTATGAGAGGACCAGTAGGAGGAAAACTAACAGTTTCTATGAAAGGAATATCAGGTTTAAAAATGCTTGAATATTTTACTATTCCTAGAGAATTTTTACCTGAAACTTGGTACCTTGGTAAAATTAAAGTAGGATTTAGAATAGGAAACATTTCACATGAGATAGGTACTGAATGGATAACAACTATTGAAGGGCAAGCAATAGTACTAAAAGGCAAATTTTAATGTATTTACCGAAATCAAAATATAAAGGACCATTTACAGCATCTGGAGGATCTGAAGCTATCTTGTATAAAGATACTTTAAAACCTTTCAATGGACAGTACATTATTACCTTTAAAAAACAATTATTTGAAGGAACCGACCCAGTTAATGTTAAAAAGGAATTAATATTTGAAAGTGAACATCTTAATAGCCTTAACACTACATCAGAAGAACCTAAACCTATAGGAACAGTTGTATCCCCAACAAAAAAAGACTATATTGCTAAAGAGTTTACTAGGTACTTTGTAAAAGATAATAGAAGTGGTAAAATAGTAGAAGTAGACAGTAAAGAACATACTAAAGCAGCCAACTACCCATCTTATACTACTACTAAGTTAAACTGGTGGCTAGAAGGTCCAGCAGAGGATACAAAGTTTGATGGAATTACATATTACGGAGCTATAACTAGACATATTAAAGCTATTAAAGCAGCAGATAATAAAGTCAGTGGAATAAAAAATTACTTATTTCTATTAGATGAGTTTGTAGTTTAAATAAAAGTCCGTATATTGTAGTATAATATTAAAGGTTATAATTAAGTGTTTTATATAATAGAGGAAGAGCGTAAGCTCGAAAATTTAGAGAGGTTAATGAAATTAGGTGCTTACGTAGAAGTAATATCTAGTAATGACGAATTCCATCCTAAATTAACTCAAACTACAGCAGTATACATAAGACTTCATAAAAGCCATCACGGATACATAATTCCAATTAATCACGACGAAGGTATTAATGTAAATAAAGAACGTGTCTCTCGTCTTCTTAACAGTGTACAATCACTATATACCAAAGATAAGAAGGAGCTACTATACCACTTTAATATACAGGGAGCAATAGACATATCCTTACTATATTCAATGGTAAATTATAATAGGTTAGAGATAACTTGTAAAAACTCTACTTACAACTGGTACTACAACAAACATAAAGGTAAAAAGCAAATTAATCAACTCATTCCTATATCAAAGATATATGAGAAATGTGAGGAAACTTACGAACAAATTAAAAAAGTAATAAACCTAAAAGTACCCTCTGGATTTGAGTTTTATAATAACTTAGCTACAAATGTATTTTACTTATTAGAGCAACCTGGCATCGGTATACGTAATAACCAGTTTGAAGCGGCTTTTACTCCAAAAGATCCCATATATAACATAGACGGCAGTACTGTATATACATCGTATAACTTATATAATGCAACATCTCGACCTACTAATGCTTTTAATAGTGTTAATTTCGCAGCTATACCTAAAACTGAAGAACACCGAGAATGCTTCACACCTCAGAATGATAAATTTGTTGAATTTGATTTTGATGGCTACCATCTTCGTTTACTTTGCGAACAGATTGGATATGAACTAACAGATGAATCAGCACATAAACAATTAGCTAAACATTACTTTGGAACTGAAGATATATCAGAAGAGCAATATTTAGAAGCTAAACAGATTAACTTTCAAGCTATATACGGTAAAATACCTCATAAACATAAAAATTTGAAGATATTTAAGTTGATTCAAGAATTTATAGATAATATGTGGTCGGTATATGAAGAAATAGGAGAAGTATGCAATCCAGTCTCCGGTAAACCGTTTACAAAGAAGTTAGGAGAGATGCATCCAGCTAAGCTTATGAACTATATGATGCAAAGCTTGGAAACCTCAAGAAATATTCTTATATTGAAAGATGTACTTAGGTACCTTAAAGATAAAAAGACTACTGTAGTTCTATTCACTTACGATTCTTTACTTTTTGATGTTGATAAATCAGAGGGAAAGCAACTGCTAATAGAGTTAGAACAAATTTTAAACCAAGGGGGCAAATACCCCGTTAAATATAAAGCAGGTAATAACTTGCTTTTATAAAATTAATTACATATTTATACTAAATGGAAAATGTTATAGGAACTAATAATCGTTTTGATTACGATCTCAACGATATCACTATTAATGAAGACATGAGCAATAAATTATTCTGTACTTTCTCAACCGAAAGCACCTTAGATGCTACTTTAAGAGAAATACAAGAAAGGTATAAAATCATTTACAACAAAATTTTCGTATTGTACTCTAAAAGTCAAGATGAATATGTATGTACATATAACGTGGACTACGCAAACGTATCTAATTTTATAGAGAATACCATCTTAGTACATAGAAAGAAAGAATCTAACACATTATATACAATTAATGCACTAAATACACTTGTAAAAGAGTTAAACGGCGGAGAATTGGATAAAAACTTTAAAGTAAACTGGCCAGATTATAGGAATTGCGTTCTCCTAACAAAGGGTCCAGAATTAAAAAGAATTAATACTAAACTATTTCGTATAGTAGAGTTGGAGAATTAAAATATTCTTCGTATATTAATAATAAGTTATAAACAATTAAAAAACAGTTATATGGATTTGAATGCGATCAAGGCGAAACTAGAAGCCTTAAACTCTAATGGTCAGGAGAGAGAAAAAACAGACTACACAAAGATTTTTTGGAAACCAAGTATTGGAGAGCAGACTATTAGATTAGTCCCTTCTGCCTTTAACCCAACTATGCCTTTTAAGGAAATGAAATTCCATTACGGTGTAGGAAAGTATCCGATGGTAGCACTATCGAATTTTGGCAAACAAGATCCAGTAGAAGAGTTCGTAGCCGAACTTAAAAAGACATCTGATAAAGACAATTGGTCTCTAGCAGGTAAATTAACTCCTAAAACTCGTATCTTTGCTCCTGTAGTAGTAAGAGGTGAAGAAGAGAAAGGTGTAAGACTATGGGGATTCGGTATTACTATTTACAAAGCTCTATTGGCAATCGTTGCTGATGAAGATTACGGTGATATTACAGACCCAGTAAACGGTACAGACTTAACTCTTACCATGGCTCAAGGGAATCCTTACCCAGAAACATCAGTACGACCAAAACGTAATAGTAGTGGATTGTCAGAGAAAGCTGATGAAGTAGATATCTGGTTAAAGAGTCAACCAAACCCTGAAGAAGTTCACAACGAGTATGATTACAACTATATTAAGAAACAATTACAAATGTATTTGGATCCTAATGCAGTACCGGCATCAGCTCCTTCTCCATCGGCAACTCCTGCACCAGCAGTAGCAAAGACGGAAAGTGACTTTACATTAGAAACTGCATCTGCAGGTAATAAGGACACAGTAAGCAAGTTCGACGACTTATTTAACGAGTAAATTTATGGCAAAAAAGAAAGAAGTTCAAGAGGCCGCGAGTGCGGCTGTGAAGAAGAGTTTTAACTTAGGAAACTTTAAAAAGAAGAAAGGATTTTCGAATTCTTCGGTTAAGTTTAAGAAACAAGGATGGATACCTCTTTCTGATGCTTACCAAGATATTACGTCTCTACCTGGGATACCTACTGGTCACATTACATTATTACGTGGACACAGTGATACCGGAAAAACAACTGCATTATTAGAAGCAGCAGTTAATTCTCAAAAGCTAGGCATACTACCAGTATTTATAATCTCAGAGATGAAATGGTCTTGGGAGCATGCTAAAGAGATGGGCTTACAGTTTGATGAAGTTAAAGACGAAAATGGTAATGTAACAGATTATGAAGGCTTTTTCTTATACGCAGACAGAGGTACGTTAAATACAATTGAAGAAGTAGCAGTACATATGGCTGATCTAATTGATGAGCAATCAAAAGGTAATCTACCTCACGATATGTGTTTCTTCTGGGATTCAATTGGATCTATACCTTGTGATTTATCAGTACGTTCTAATAAGAACAATAATGAATGGAATGCAGGAGCTATGTCTACTCAATTTGGTAATAATTTAAACCAGAAAATACTATTATCTCGTAAGGAAAATAGTCCTTATACTAATACGTTAGTAGCTATTAATAAAGTTTGGACCATGAAACCAGAACATCCAATGGGACAACCTAAATTACAGAATAAAGGAGGAATGTCAATGTGGTATGATGCAACATTAGTAGTAACTTTTGGAAACATTACTAACCCGGGAACATCTAAGATTAAAGCTGTTAAAAATGGCCTACAAGTAGAGTTTGCTAAACGTACTAATATTCAAGTTGAGAAGAATCATATTGGAGGAGTACAATCGAGAGGAAAAGTAGTAATGACATCACATGGTTTTATACCAGATGATAAAAAAGCTATTGACAAGTATAGAGATGCACATAAAGAGCATTGGTTAAAGTTAGTTGGTAGTATAGATTTCGATCTTATTGAAGAAGGAGATTTAGAAGAAGAAGTTATTACTAAAGGAATCTTAGATTAATGAACAAACTACAACAAAGTATTTTAGAAAACCTTAAAGAAACCCCTCCTCGAGAGTTAAATGATCATATATTGGTCATAGATGCTATGAATATGTTAATTCGTAGTTTCTCTCTACTCAAGGCGATGAACCCGACCGGCCACCATATAGGTGGTACGGTTGGATTCTTAAGGTCTTTAGGATTTGTTACAAGGACATTTAACCCTACAAGGGTAGTAATTATTTGGGACGGAAAAGGAGGATCAGCTAATAGAAAGAATATAGACCCTAATTATAAAGCTCAAAGAGCTACATCAAGAATTACTCATTGGGGCTTATACGATTCTAAAGCAGAAGAGATGGAAGCTTTAATAGGACAGTTACACAGAACACAGGACTACCTAGAATGCCTACCAGTACAGTCTATGGTTATGGAAAAACTAGAAGCAGATGATATAATAGCGTACTTAGCACAAAAAGGATCTGCATCCGGTAAAAAGGTTACAATTGTTTCTTCAGATAAAGATTTTTTACAGTTAGTAAATCATGAAATAGAGGTATATGCTCCAATTAAGAAAAAAGTCTTTACGGCAGTAAATATTGAAGAAGAATTAAAAGTACTCCCTGGAAATTATAACGTAGTTAAAGCCTTACTAGGTGATAATTCAGATAATTTAGCAGGTGTTAAAGGATTAGGTATAAAAACAATCATAAAAGAATTCCCAGACTTAGTTAATAAACCGGGAACTACTTTAGAATATGTCTATGATGTATGTGCTAAAAAATTAGAGGATCCAAAAGTAAAAAAGATCTTTCCTAAAATCATTACTGAATGGGATCGTGTTGAAACTAACTATACTCTAATGGACTTACATGAGTCTTCTTTAGATGAAAAAGAAAAAGATATAGTACACAACATAATACGTGGAAATGTTCCGGATTTACAAACAGGAGCTTTTTTACACTTGCTAGAACAAGACCAGATAGAAGGTATTACAAAAAATACTGAAGGATGGTTAGAGAATTTTAGAAGCTTAACAGTCTTCAAATAATAGTATTCTTTTATTCGATTTAGCTTGTATAAGACAATAATAAATCGTATATTTAAGTATAATTAAAACAGGTTATAAACAATGACATTAAAATCGCTACAGCAGTACGGGAAGGGGTTCCAATTAAAAGTATTAGGATCCTTATTGACCGACAAAACGTTCTTACTTAATGTAAGAGACGTCCTTCAAGAAGGATATTTTGACGCAGATTCACATAAGTGGATTATAAGTCAAATAATTAGTTACTTTGACAATTACCATACAAACATTACAATGGATGTTCTTAAAGTAGAACTTCAAAAGGTTGAAAATGAGGTACTAGTAGTTGCATTAAAAGAAGAGCTTAGAAACTCTTACGAAGCTTCACAAGATGATCTAGAGTATATACAGGAAGAGTTTACTACTTTTTGTAAGAATCAAGAAATGAAAGCCGCAATCTTAAATTCTACCGACTTATTAAAAGATGGAGATTTCGATGGTATTAGAAACCAGATCGAAAAAGCCATGAAAGCAGGTATGGATAAGAATATGGGTCATGAGTATAATAAAGATGTAGAAACTCGTTATAGAGAAGACTATAGACCTACTATACCAACTCCATGGCCTGAATTAAATGCAGGTATTCAAGGTGGATTCGGTCCAGGTGATTTAGCAATAGTTTTTGGTAATCCTGGAGGAGGTAAGAGTTGGACTTGTGTAGCAATGGCAGCCCATGCAGTCAAGATGGGATATAATGTTAACTACTATACCTTAGAATTAGGAGAAGACTATGTTGGTAAGAGATTTGATTGTTATTTTACTGGTCATTCAATTGACGAAGTAAATAAACATAGAGGTGAAGTTCAAATACTAGTAGACGGATTAAAAGGTAAGTTAATAGTAAAAGAATACCCACCTAAAGGGGCTACAGTAAATACTATAAAATCTCACGTACAGAAATGTATGGATATGGATCATAAACCAGATATGATAGTAATTGACTATGTGGACTATTTAAGAGCTCCTTCTAAAGGTAAATATAACGAACGTAAAGACGAAATTGATGATGTATTTATTGCTACTAAAGGATTAGCAAAAGAATTAAAGATACCAATCATTACTCCATCTCAGGTTAACCGTATGGGAGCTAAAGATTCAGTAATTGAAGGAGATAAGGCAGCAGGTTCTTACGATAAGATGATGGTAGCGGATATGTGTTTCTCTTTATCTAGAATGAAAGAAGATAAAGTACTAGGTACAGGTAGATGGCACGTTATGAAGAACAGATACGGGCAAGATGGTATGACTTATAATCTTAAAATGGATACTAATAATGGTCATATTACTTTTGACGGAGAAGCTAACGCTTCAGACTTAATTCCCGACGATAAGCCGATTTACAGCTTAACTAAAGAAAAAATGGAAAAAATATTCGACAAAACCTAAATATATATGCTATTTATTTTAGTCTCCGATATTCACGTTTCGGAGACGTTTTTGTCTAACTACCAACCAATAATATATAAGAATATATGAGTTTATTAAACGAAAGAATCGTCTACAAACCCTTTGAGTACCCACAAGCATATGACTACTGGCTTAAACAACAGCAGGCACACTGGTTACATACGGAAGTACCCATGTCACAAGATGTAACAGATTGGAAGTCTAATCTAAAAGAACATGAAAAGAACCTAATAGGAGGTATTCTAAAAGGCTTTGCACAAACAGAAACAGTAGTAAATGATTACTGGACAAACTTGGTTACCACTTGGTTTAGAAAACCAGAAGTAATTATGATGGGCGTAACGTTTGGTTCTTTTGAAACTATTCATGCAGAAGCTTATTCACTCCTCAATGAACAATTAGGATTAGATAACTTTGCAGAATTTATGGAAGATGAGGCAACTATGGCTAAAATAGAGAACTTAATGAATGTTCGTGATAGTCATGATAAACCAGATTGGCATCAAAGAGCTGTCTCTCTAGCTATCTTTTCTGCCTTTACAGAAGGTGTTAACTTATTTAGTTCCTTTGCAGTGTTACTGTCTTTTAAAATGAGAAACCTATTGAAAGGAGTCGGACAGATAGTAGAATGGTCAGTAAGAGATGAATCTCTTCATAGTAATGCTGGATGCTGGTTATTTAGAACTCTTATGGAAGAACATCCTGAGTTTAAAACTCCTAAATTAGAAGAAGATATTAGAGAAGCAGCTACAGCAGCTATTAAGTTAGAGTTTGACTTTATTGATAAGGTATTTGAAATGGGTGATTTAGAAAATTTAACTAAAGACGAGCTTAAGAACTTTATAAAACATAGAGTCAATACTAAAATGGGGGACTTAGGGCTAAAGCCTTTAATTCCTTCAGCGGATATCAACAAAGGAGCTTTAAAAACGATGAAATGGTTTGATGCTGTAATAGCAGGTAAACAACAAACAGATTTCTTTGCTAATAGAGTTACAAATTATGCTAAAGGTCATATGGACTGGGATACAGAAACAATGTTTTAAAAAATAAATAAGAAATGAGTATAGAAATAGATACCTCTGTGTGGGAAAAAGGTAAAGATTATCCAGAATGGATGAATGAAGTTTCAATTGCAACTATATCTAAAGGATATTTACTTTCGGACGAAACTCCTAAAAAAGCATTTAAAAGAGTTGCTGATACAGTAGCTAAAAGATTAGATCGACCTGACTTAGCAAATAAGTTTTTTCGTTATATGTGGAAAGGTTGGTTGAACTTAGCCTCACCTGTTTTATCTAATACCGGTACAGACAAGGGACTCCCAATCTCTTGTTTCGGTATAGATACTCCAGACTCTATAAGAGGTATAGGACTTACTAACGCAGAATTAATGAGACTAACTTCATTAGGAGGAGGAGTCGGAATTGGATTATCTAAGGTAAGAGGTAGAGGCGGTAAAATAGGAAACGGAGATACAGGACAATCCGAAGGTATAGTACCTTGGGCTAAGATATACGATTCTACTATAATTGCTACAAATCAAGGATCAGTTCGTAGAGGAGCAGCATCAGTAAACCTAGATATAAATCACCCAGATATTAACGAATACTTAGAGATTAGACGACCTAAAGGAGACCCTAACAGACAGTGTCTAAACCTACACCAATGTGTTGTAGTGGATGATAACTTTATGCAAAAACTTGATCATAGAGACCCTGAGGCAATGGGTACTTGGGTAAAAATACTAAAATCTAGAGTAGAAACAGGTGAACCTTATATTATGTTCTCCGATACTGTTAATAATGCTAATCCACCAGCATATAAGAAAAATAATTTAGATGTATCTATGACTAATATATGTTCTGAGATTACATTACATACTGACGAAGAGCACTCTTTTATATGCTGTCTTTCATCTGTTAATTTATCTAAATACCACGAATGGAAGAATAGTGACTTAATTGAAACTGCAATTTACTTCTTAGACGGAGTAATGGAAGAGTTTTTAGTTAAAACTAATGGTAAAGAATCTTTAGTAAGGTCTCATAGATCTGCTAAGAAAGGAAGAGCAATTGGATTAGGAGTATTAGGATGGCATACATTTTTACAGAACGAAAGAATTCCTTTCGATTCTATAGCTGCAACATCATATACTCATCAGATATTTTCTGATATCAAACAGAAAGCTGAAAATGCTTCAAGAAAATTAGCAGATGAATACGGAGAACCGCTATGGTGTAAAGGTACTGGTATGAGAAATACTCATGTTATGGCTATTGCACCAACAGTTTCTAATAGTACTATAGCAGGAGGAGTATCTGCAGGAATAGAACCAGTACCAGCTAATGTATACACATTTAACTCTGCAAAAGGCACTTTTATACGTAAAAACGGAGCTCTAGAATCCTATTTAGAGGAAAGAGGTCATAATAGTGAAGAAATTTGGGATCAAATTATGAAAGATAGAGGTTCTATCGCTAATTTACCCGAAGATGTAATGCCTTCAGAGGATAAACCAATATTCCTTACTTTTGCTGAAATTAACCAATTAAAGTTAGTAGAGCAAGCAGCAGCTAGACAAAAGTACATTGACCAGACTCAATCACTTAATTTAGCTTTCGATCCTACTGATAGTCCTAAATTTATTAACGAAGTTCACCAAACAGCCTGGAGATTAGGTATCAAAACACTATACTACTTACGTACTGATAGTGTTATTAATGGGGATATAGGTAGTAGAACATCTACTGATTGTCTAAGTTGTGATGGTTAACCTATTTATAATATATGAGCAAAGTAGTTAAAATAAAAAACACAGCAATTTCAGGTGATATACTCACACTGAATATATTTCAGAACTCCATCTCTGCATCTAACCTACTAACTAGTAGTGTTTCTGCAAGTGGAGTATTTACTGGAGCAGACCTATATGATGGACTGTTTTTTACCGTTGAAGACAATACTACACAGTTCTACGTTCAAAACCTTACAACATGCGTTAACTTAGGTTCCGGAAGTATTGGTGAATTAGCACAAAACGTTTACTTTTATACAGTAAACGCTGGAACATATGGATCAGTAGAGATAGTAGGATCAACAGAAGTAACTACCACAGAACAAGTCAGTTACCGTCAAGACTTTGGTAGTAGCCCTTCAATGACTCTAACAGCTACAGCAACCTACCCATATGAATTTGCTGGATGGTTTGCAAACAACGCATTTAGTGGTTCAACATTAGGTAACTCCCCAATAACAATTACTTCTGGTAGCCACGACGGAAACCTTAACTGGTACGCTAGATATCAATTAGGAAGTTATTACTATTAACAGTTGCTTTTACCCCTTATAGTTCGTATATTGTATATATAGAATATAAACAAAATAAGTTATTTATGTCGCAAAATTCCGCAAAACAAACTGTAGCTCAACTAATGAGCTGGTTGGATAAACCAACAAGAACAACATCAACTTCAAAGCCTCGAGCTAAGTTTTCAAAAGCCGATTCTTACAACAACACCAAGCCTTATGGGAACAAAAGTAATTAAGTTCTACGCCGATTGGTGTGGACCATGTAAAGTCTATGCTAAAACTTTTGATAAAGTAGCTGAAGAGCTAAAAGATAAGGTAGAATTCGTTAATGTAAATATTGAAACGGATACTACTGGATTAGCAGCAGAATATAAAGTTAAGAGTATTCCTTTTACAGTCGTACTACAGGAAGGTAAAGAAGTAAAGAAAGAAGTAGGGCAATTAAGAGAGCAAGCCCTAAAAGAGTTAATATTATTTTAAAATAAACTAAAATCAGTTATGTTAAGAAAACCAGATTCAATACCCGCAGGAGATACCGTGATTCAAGATCCGGTAATGGAACCGTTTTTTATCGCTAAATCTCAATCAGGAGGTTATACGGTTTACGAAAGAGTTATCAAAGGAGATAACGATACCGAATACATTAAAACCATATGCTACCCAGCCCACTTCGGTGGAGCTTTAAAAACAGTTGCTAAAGAGTTACTTAATGGTGACCCTACTAAAAAAGTATACAGTTTAAAAGAGTATGCTGCTAAATGGAAAACTGTTAGTAATTCACTAACCTCAGTTTTAGAAGTATAAGGTTGGAATATAGAAGTATATTTCATATATTAAATAAAACGTCCGCCTATACGTTATCAATACCTGGCAAATTAAAAAATAATAGAACATGGCAAAGCATGTAGTAGTATCATTAAGCGGTGGAATGGATAGTTCCACATTATTATTAAGAGCATTAAAAGAGTACGATACCGTAACTGGTATTTCATTTGATTATGGTCAAAAGCATAGAGTAGAGTTAGAAAAGGCTCAATCTTTAATTAATTATCTAGCTGATAATGGTCATAGAGTTAATTATCGTCAAATTAAACTAGACGGTCTTGCAAGCCTTCTAGATTCAGCATTAGTTGAAGGAGGAGATGATGTACCTGAAGGACATTATGAGAATGATAATATGAAAGAAACAGTAGTACCTAATAGGAATAAGATATTTGCTTCTATTACACAAGCTGTAGCATTATCAGTAGCTAATAAAGCAGAAGAGACCTGTGATATTGCTTTAGGTATTCACGCAGGTGATCATGCAGTATATCCGGACTGTAGACAAGAGTTTAGAGACGCGGATGATTTAGCATTTCGAGAAGGGAATTGGGATGCAGAAAGAGTAGGGTATTTTACTCCTTACTTAGATACAGACAAATTTGGAATATTAAAAGATGGACAGAAACTGGTTAAAGAGTTGGGAATTGATTTTAATGAAGTGTACAAACGTACTAATACTTCCTATAAGCCTTATCCTAGCGGTAATAGCGACTATAAATCAGCATCATCTGTTGAAAGAATTGAAGCATTTATCATGTTGGGTGTGGATGACCCTGTACAATATGAGGATGAAAGTGGAGAAGTTGAATACAACGTTGCGAAAACGCATGTAGAGCTTATACTTTCAGACCATAATTCAGCCGTTATTAAAGGAAGAGATTAATTAGGGACATAAAATATTTTTTGTATATTTATATGTTCGTAAATAACAATATATATTAATTAAGTAAGTAAAAGTAATGGTAAAAGTAGATTCAAGTAGTCAGCAAAACGGAAATACCCAAGTAAACGGTATGAGGGATTCCTTTAACAGTAAAGTAGCAAGACTATCCATGTTGGGTAGTACAAGAAAAGTAGAATGGGACAGTAAAAGAAGACATCGTTCTATTTAAAGATCGTCATTACCCAAAGGGTAAAGGACTTGGGTTAGAATTTAATTCTATCAATGGCATTCCCTTAAGATGCTCAGTTAATCTACGGGATTAACAAATATTAAAGAGAGACAGTAAAGCTGTAATTGGGAAGTAGAGAGAATTAATTAGTGAAAAAAGGTTTATAGTAGCTAGACGCCTCTAATTGCACCCAATCAGAAACCTTGAAAGACCCGAAACATCTCTCTTATATTAAACAATTAAGTACTTCGGTATTTAATTGGAAACTAAATGGCGTTGCGCTGGCACCACTCGAGAGGTTACACGTAAGAATCGGCCTTTGTATGTTGTGATTGCAAGTTCGTTGAACCCAATCGCCCCATAACACATTTAGTTTCAAAATGACCCGTTGGACAAGTGGTTAAGTCGTTTCCCTTTCATGGAAAAGATCATGGGTTCAAATCCCATACGGGTTACTAATCACTATTTAATAAGATACTCCTTAGTTGGAGGGAATCGTAGTCTTGGCAACTACTTGGAAGTTTGAAATAATAACTTTGTCGTTTTATATAGCCCGTGATTAATTTTTTATTAAGAGAAGTAGTGAAGCTGTAATTGAGAAGTAGAGAGAATTAATTAGTAAAAAAAGATATTAGAAAAGATTTAAAGTTATGAGCGATACAATTAGTAAATGGTATGAAAATAATGATGAGACAACAAGTCTCATACAGAACATTCCTTCAGTAAGGTACATAAACAACTATATACCTACCCCAGAAGAGGTTAAGGAAGCTTATACAATCCTAACTAAATATTCAACAGAAGCAATAATTGAAGCAGCTAGAATAGCTAAAACAAAACAGTAATATGATATATTGGTTTACAGGCCAGCCAGCAGCTGGAAAGACTACATTAGCTAAAAAGCTACATACAGCAATACCAGGCTCTTTTCATATTGATGGAGACGATTTAAGAGAGTTAACAACTAATAAAGACTATTCAATAAAAGGAAGAGTAGAAAACGTAACTACAGCACAAAAAATAGCACACTACCTACATAAAAAAGGAAGAACAGTTATTGTTTCTTTAATAGCTCCTTATATTGACCAAAGAGAGGATTTTAAAACATTAATAGGTGAAAAAAATATTTGTGAATTTTACGTCTATACTACTGAACCTAGAGAAAGAGATCATTTTAAAGCAGAAGCTTATATAGCTCCTAAAAAAGACTTCATTGCTATCAACACAACAATAGATACCCCAGAAGCATCATATAATTTAATAGAACATATAGTATTCGGATTATGAGCAAACAATTTTCAATGTACATCGGTAGATGGCAACCTTGGCATCCAGGCCATAGATGGTTAATCGAACAAAGATTAAAAATAGGTAAAAACGTATTAGTTTGCATTAGAGATGTAGAGCCTAATTCGTCACAACCTTGGACTGCAGAAGAAGTCCTAATGAATTTAGCAGAAGAGCTTAAAGATTTAATAGAAGAAGGAAGAGTTAAGGTAATTAAGATTCCGGATATTGAGTCAATTAATTACGGTAGGGGAGTAGGATACGAAGTAATAGAGCACGTACCTCCCAAGGACATACATGATATCTCAGCTACTAAGATCAGAAACCAAATGAAGGAGGATGGTAAATTATAAAAGACATTTAGCTAAAACTATATCTTGGAGAATAGTTGGAACTATAGATACATTTATACTATCTTGGTTAATTACAGGAAGTTGGAAAATAGGACTTTCAATTGGCGGAGTAGAAGTAATAACAAAAATGATACTTTACTATTTTCATGAGAGAGCTTGGTATAAGTACAGTAAATACGGAATAAATAAAGAATGATACAATTAGGAATATCTGCTTTTTACCATGATAGTGCTGCTTGTTTAGTAATAGACGGAAAAGTAGTAGCAGCTGTAGAAGAAGAAAGATTTACAGAGATTAAACATGATTATAGTTTTCCCACAAATTCAATTAATTGGTGCCTTAAAGATACTGGCATTAGTATGGAAGAAGTTAATGAAGTATGCTGGTATGAAGTTCCGGAAAAGAAGAAACAAAGAGTTCTTAAGTCTTTTGCAAAAAGGCCAATAAGAACATTTTTTAAACGCAGAAAATTCCTTAAAGAGTATAAAGCAAATAACCCAGAAACTTTATTAAAAGAAAACTACGGATATAAGGGTAAAATTAAATATATAGATCATCATTTATCTCACGCTGCTTTTTCTTTTTATACTTCCCCTTATAAAGACGCAGCAATTTTAACAGTAGACGGAGTTGGAGAATTTGAAACTGTTACTATAAGTAAAGGAGATGAAAAAGGTATTGATAAGAAATTAAGTATAGACTTCCCGCATTCATTAGGAATGTTATATTCAACTATAACAGCTTTTTTAGGGTTTAAGCCAAATGAAGGAGAATACAAAGTAATGGGGTTATCACCGTATGGAAATCCTAATACATACTATGAAAAATTAGACCAAGTATTTATTAATGTAACTTCTAATAAATTCGAAATAGACCAAGGATACTTTACCTGGGAATACTCAGATAGTATAATGTTCACGAAACACCTTGCAGGATTACTTCAGTTAGCACCTCGTTTACCGGAAGAACCAGTTACTCAAGAACATAAAGATTTAGCTTGCGCTTTACAGAATATTTACGAAAGAGAGTTTTTAAAATTAGTAGAAAGAGCTAAACTAATATGTAATTCTGACAATTTATGTTTAGGAGGAGGATGTGCATATAATGGAGTAGCAAATAATAAAGCTTATAAGTACTTTAAAAATATCCACATACCTTTTGCACCTTCAGATGCTGGATCAGCTATAGGAGCTTGTCTAGTTGCTTATTTAGGACCTAAACATACCAATATTACACCTTATTTAGGAAACCATTATACAGATGAGTATATACAGGGAGTACTAGAGGACAACGTAGGGAAAGTTTCTTTTTTAAAACTAGATTATGAAGTTTTACTAAAACGAACAGCTTCACTAATTAACAACCAGAATATTGTAGCATGGTTTCAAGGCCGTATGGAATTTGGAGCTAGAGCATTAGGTAATAGAAGTATACTAGCTTCCCCAACAAATGCTAAAATGAGAGATAAGTTAAACTATACAATAAAAAAGAGAGAAGGGTTTAGACCTTTTGCTCCATCAGTTCTTAATGAGGATGTACATAAGTATTTTGACGCTAATGAAGCTGTCCCTTATATGAATCAAGTAGTTAAAGTAAAAGAGACTGCTAAAAACTTATTTCCTTCTGCTACTCACATAGATAATACAGCTAGGATTCAATCAGTTACTAAACAAAGGAACAAAAAGTACTATTTATTACTACAGGAACTAAAAAGAGTATCAGGACATGGTGTTGTACTAAATACATCGTTTAACCTTAAAGATCAGACGATAACTAGAACACCAGAACAAGCTGTAACAAGGTTTATTAATAGTGATATCCCTTATCTTGTTATTAACAATTATTTAATAATGAAAAAATGAGAATACTTAAAGTAATAAAAGAATACTATACCGCATGGAAAGCGTCAAGAGCGTATAAGAAAAAGATTCGTGAGTTAAAAAACAGAGACCCATTTAATTATAAGAACTTTTAGCTATTTATAAGATATACTCAGATACATGGCAAATTTCACAAGCAATAAGATAAACAAGACGTACCAGCGATTGGTACAAGTTGACAATGCTCAATTTCAAGATGGACTAGGAAAACTAGTATCTGGATCTATTGGAGCTTTGAAAGTTACAGGTAGCCTTAGTGTTACCGGTTCATTAGGTATTGAAGGATATTCAAACGTAACTGCAGCTATACAGAAGCTAGATCAATTTAGTGCTTCTCTGGATGCAACATATGCGACTGATGCTCAAGTATCAACAGCAGTAAGTTCTTTAAATACAAAAACAGGGTCTATTGATTCTAATATTGCAACAGCAAATAGCCACATACAAAATTTACATTCATTTACAGGTTCATTAGATGCTACATATGCGACTGATGCACAATTAGCAAATGCAGTTGTTGCTTTAAATGCAGCTACTAGTTCACATGCTACTTTAACTGGAGGAAATTCATTTACAGGTAACCAGACAATATCAGGATCTGGATACTTCTCTATTAACTCCTATGCAGAGCCAGGAAATTCAATTGGAGTACAGACCTACTTAGATACAGAAAGCGGATCAGCACAACGTTACGCTGGTTATACCATTTCAGATAAGACAGGTCCAAATGCAGGTATTTCGATTAATTCATATGTTATATCAGGCTCTACACAGCCTGCTATGCAACTTACAGGAGGTGGAACAGGGTCATTAGGGGGAACTGATGTAGTACTTGAAGCACGAAAAGATGGATATGTTAGATCTAATAAAAGATGGCTATTCAATAAAAAAGTAAACGTTACAGGAGCACTAAACGTTACAGGATCTCTATTATTATCAGGTTCAACAGTATTAACTAACGCAGATCTAACAGCACTTAATACATTTACAGGGTCATTAGATGCTACCTTTGCTACAGATGCACAAGTAGCTACAGCAGTTAGTAGTATAAACTCAGCTACAAGCTCGTATGCTTTAGCAAGTAATATACCAGATGTAACTGCTTTAAATGCAGCTACTAGTTCACATGCTACTTTAACTGGAGGAAATCAATTTACAGGTAACCAGACAATATCTGGTTCAGGATACTTTTCTATTAACTCCTATGCAGAGCCAGGAAATTCAATTGGAGTACAGACTTATTTAGATACAGAAAGCGGATCAGCACAACGTTACGCTGGTTATACCATTTCAGACAAGACAGGTCCAAATGCAGGTATCTCTATAACTTCGTATGCTATCTCAGGCTCTACACAACCTGCTATGCAACTTACAGGAGGTGGAACAGGGTCATTAGGAGGAACTGATGTAGTACTTCAAGCACGAAAAGATGGATATGTTAGATCTAATAAGAGATGGCTATTCAATAAGAAAGTAAATGTTACAACAACTTTAAACGTTACAGGATCTTTACTATTATCAGGTTCAACAGTATTAACTAACGTAGACCTAACAGCTCTTAACTCAGCCACAGGTTCATACGCTTTAACTACTAGTTTACCATCAGTTAATGCTCTTAACGCAGCTACAGGCTCTTATGCACTATCTGCTAACTATATAAGCATAACAGCTTTAAAGAATTTGGTTGCAGCAGCTCCAAGCTATAATGCATTTACAGCATCTATAGCAGCTTTATAAAATAAAATACAGAAGATTAAGGGGGATAGTTGGTTACTATCTCCTTTTTTCGTATATTGTATTAATATAAGGCGATAGTGTCACAGTACCACTTTAAAAACACGAAATGAAAAAGTTACAAGAGAAATTGAACGATGATCTTTATTACAGAGACGATCGAGGGCAAGTAGTTATGAAACCGTCATTAGAGGTCAACGGTCAAAAAATACCCGATCCTAGTTTACACCAAAAAATATCTTTTATTAAATCCGCAATTCGACTAGGAGCATGTGCTTTTGGATTCTTCGGATTATTTGAGGTAGGCTTTATTTTATTATTTTTAGCTGAATTAGTTGGAATTGGGGAAGAATTAGTTTAAATTATATTATGGGAAAATATCAATCAACAAAAGTATTCGATGGATTCAGTACAGTCTTTCGACAATGGAAAGCCGAAACTACTCATTGTAGATTTCTACACGGTTATGGAGTATCTTTTAAACTATGGTTTGAAGGAGATTTAGATGAAAGAAACTGGGTATGGGATTTCGGAGGAATGAAAAGAGCTAAGACCTTAATAGATGGAATGTCTCCAAAAGTATGGATGGATCATATGTTTGACCATACCTACTTAATAGCAGAAGACGATCCATTTCTACCTGAAGCAATGAGGCTTAATCAAATAGGTATAGCACAGGTTAGAGTAGTACCTGCTACAGGAGCAGAGAAGTTCTCACAGTATATATACGAAAAGTTAGCTCCATTCATAGAAACGGAAACTGAAGGTAGAGTAAAAGTTATAAAAGTAGAATTTAGAGAACACGGCAAAAACTCAGCAATATATGTCCCTAGGTAGAGTAGAAGATTACGATAAAAATTTACCGATTGTAGAAATATATACAGCGGTACAGTCAGAAGGTAGTAGAGCAGGTTATCCAACGGTAGTGATTAGAACTACAGGATGTACTCATAGATGTTATTTTGGAGAAGGAGGCTGGTGTGATAGCTGGTATACATCTATTCATCCAGATAAAGGTCAATATAACTTTAATGATATAATTAAAGCATATGAGAAGAATCCTCATATTAAAGAAATGATGCTTACTGGAGGATCACCTTCAATGCATGGAAAACTAGTTAATGAATTAACACATTTTGCTAATGAAAAAGATATTTTTATTACTATGGAGAACGAAGGTAGTCATTTTCTACCTACGGATTATCCTATCAATTTGCTTTCTATCAGTCCCAAATTCTCTAACTCGGTACCTGTACTTGGAGTGGCAACACCACAAGGTAAGATTACTGATGAAAGGATGATTAAACAACATAATAAGTTTAGACTTAATTATGAAGCAATGAAAAAAAGTATTGCATACCATTCTAACTACCACTTAAAGCCGGTATGGGATGGTAAAGATAAAGCAGCATTAAAAGAAATAATGGAATGTATAGATACTTTAGAAGCACCTCAAGATAAAGTATGGTTTATGCCTGCAGGAGACTCAAGAGAATCTCTATTTAAGTCTTACCCTGTATTGTTTGATTGGGTTAGAGATAATGGGTATAGAATGACTTGGAGACCCCATATCATTGCATTTGAAGATCAAAGAGAAGTATAATGAGTTATATAATAGGAAGTCCGTGCATTAGTACCTGCGATACAGCTTGCGTAACAGTTTGCCCTGTAGACTGTATACATGGTCCTATAGATATAACAGGAGCAGGAGCAGAAGTTGCAGAAATGACCAAATCACAACTAATAGGCAAAAGCCTTTATATCAACCCAGACGAATGTATTGATTGTGGAGCCTGTATACCAGAATGCCCAGTAGACGCAATATACGAAACAGAAGAAGATGCAATCGCCGACGGAGAAAAAGAAGCAGTTATAAATAATTATAAATTTTTTGGATTAAAATATGAACCTTAAACAAATAATACACGACACACCTAATGATCAAGAATTAGGCAAAAAAGTAAGAGAATTAAACTTTGAGAAAGAACTTAACTACGTAATAGATCCTACGATATGGACAACAACAACAACATGGGAGAAATAAAAAAAATATTCTTAACTTGGGATGATGTCTATGAACTATTAGATAAAGTACACGAACAATGTAAAGGTAGTATAGACTACGTTACTGGAATACCAAGAGGAGGCACCATTTTAGCAATAATGTACTCACATAGGTTTGAAGTACCTTATATGAAGTACACAAGTAACCACTATCCTAAGCTATTGATTATAGATGATATAGCAGATAGCGGTAAAACAATCTTTGATTTAAGAGGTACTATGTTTAACCCTAAATTTGCTACTCTTCACTATAAGACAACATCAGTAGCAAAACCAGAGTACTATGCACAAGAAATAGCAGATGATTATGGGTGGATAGTTTATCCATGGGAAAAAGATAATTCAAATCCTATACAAGATTATTTGGTTAAATGAAAATAAAATCGTATATTAAAGTATTAATAAGTGTTGAAGCACCACTACAAAACAAGTAAAGAGAAAATGGCAAAGAAGTTTATAGAAGGAACAGAATTAGTAAAAGCTGGATATGCAAACGGTATATCTACGCAACTAGCAGATAAGCAGGCAATCGACGGTCCTGAGGCTAGATTAACATCAGAAGAGAAGGAAGTTATCATAGTTAATGCTGAAAAAGCATTTGGAGACTTCTTAACCGCTCTTGGTACGGATTGGAAAAATGATCCGAACTCTTCTGAGACTCCCCATAGAGTAGCGAAAGCATACGTTAACGATTTATGGAAAGGCCGATATGAGCCATTAGACAGAGTTACAGCATTCCCTAGCGACGGCTACGATGGAATTGTACAGGAGTCTAATATTCCAGTTACGTCTATGTGCTCCCACCACCATCAAAATATTGGTGGACAAGTGAGCATAGCTTATATAGCTTCAGAGACCGGGAAGGTTGTCGGCTTATCTAAATTAAATAGAATAGTAGAGCAATTCGGAAGAAGAGGTGCTATTCAAGAACAATTAACAGTTGCTATTCATAATGCTGTTAATAAGATATGTGAAGGTAATTTAGGAGTAGCAGTTATGATATCTGCAACACATAATTGTGTAAGTTGTAGAGGAGTGAAGCATCAAGGAGCTTCAATGCAGACTGCTAAGTTAACAGGAGCATTTTTAAATGAGGATTCTGCAAAAGCAGAGTTTTATAAGAATATAGAATTAGCAAGCATATGTCGTCATTAGAATATAGACCTTGGGGTGCATATGAAGTATTACATGATACCTCAGAAGCTAAAGTTAAGATTATAGAAGTTGAACCCGGACAAAGACTCTCTTACCAGTACCACACGAAACGTAAAGAGCAGTGGACTGTTATCTACGGTGAACTAACTATTATACTTGATGATGAGAAAGTATTTAGAAAAGCAGGAGAATCTATTAAAATACCATTAGGAGCTAAACATAGAGCTTGGAATGAAACAGATAAACCAGTAAGATTTATAGAAGTACAGACTGGAACATACTTTGGAGAAGACGATATAGTTAGATTAGAAGATGATTATATGAGAGCAGATGATGTGCAGGAATTTTTAGAAATGGCAGATGAACCTGGTCCTTGGCCAGAAGAATACGATAAAGTAAATACAATAGGAGGCTTAACAATGCCTAAAGGATCTTTGCTTAATGAGTTGCCGCCGGATGATTACCAATTAGATAATTAATATAATAAACCAAAATAAATAAAAATATGACAAATTATTGGCAAGTTACTACCCAGTTTGAAAGAGAAAACGATAGAGGTAGAATTCAAAAAGTTAAAGAGATCTACCTAGTAGATGCAATGACAGGAACAGAAGCTGAAGCTAAAACATATAAAATGTTAGAAGAGCTTAGTGAGACTAACTTTAAAATTATTAGCTTAACAGAATCTAGAATTATTAAAGTATATTAAGATGAGTGAGCAATTAAAATTATTTCCTGAAAAAGCTGGAAACTGGAGTGAGGCGGATGGTAAGGTTACTATCAACCCAGTTCCTTTCGTAGATGAAGTAGAGATTTTTAACGATACTTTTAATAAACCAAATAATTATGAACCTACTATACCAGCTAAGAAAGAGTGGCAATTCGTTTACGACTTCATACTCGAAGAACTTGAAGAATATAGAGTCGCTTGCGAAAACGGAGACATTGTGGAAGTTCTGGACGCTTTGTGCGACATTACTTATGTTTCCCTTGGGAACGGTGTTATGCTACATGGCCTTAAGGATAAGATACGGCCCGCATATGCAGAAGTACAAGCAAGCAATATGTCAAAAGCTTGTACTACTGAAGAAGAAGCCATACAGGCCGTCAGCCAAAGAAGTACGGAGCAAGGTGAGGCCTGCCATTTTGAGAAGGTTAAGGAAGGACGGTATATTGTCTATCGATCTAGAGACCGAAAAGTAATGAAAGCAACTAATTACTTCAGACCAGACTTACATCAATTCTTCTCTGATGATGAATTAGCTAAATTTAGAAACGAATCAATAGGAATATAATGAGTAAAGATAAGCAAATAGATCTACTGAAAGATGTAAAAGAGATAGAGGGAGTAAAGTATATACCTCTTGATACTGCAACTGCAGCCATTGATTTAGTTACTTTAAAATTAGATGAGGTAGTAAATATGGTACAAAAGTCATTGGTTAATTTAGATAAAGGTTTTAGAACAGAAATAAATGATTAAAATAGCACACGAAAGTCCGAAGAGTATTTTTGATGAAGTACAGTATTTAACTGATTACGATTATGCCTTAGTGCACCTCTTTGAAGACGATCCAATTTATTTGGAACAATTTAAGAAAGCAATAGCTAGTGGTAGAGAGGTTATTTTAGATAACTCTATCTTTGAATTAGAAGAAGCGTTTGATGCACATAAATTTGCATATTGGGTTAAAGAAATAAGACCTACTTGGTATATTATTCCGGATGCTTTAGAAGATGCTCATAAGACTATGCAACAAGCTGCAAATTGGACTAAAAACCATAGTGATGTCCCTGGTAAAAGTATAGGGGTTGTTCAAGGTAAAAATTATAAGCAAATCAGAGAATGTTACAAAGCTATGGATGAAATAGCTAATGTAGATATGATTGCTATCTCTTTTGATTATTCGTATTACACCGATTCTTTTCCTCATGATAACAAGTACGTTAGTTGGATGCTAGGACGTGTTAAGCTACTAGGAGACTTACTTAAAGACGGGGTAATTAATAAAGATAAACCTCATCACTTATTAGGATGTGGACTTCCTCAAGAGTTTAGTTTTTATAAGCATTCTGACTATGATTGGATCTACTCATTAGATACTTCAAATCCTGTAGTACATGGAATTAAAGGAATTACATACGGAACCGATGGGCTATGGTCTAAAGAGCGTCAGAAACTTCATGAACTAATTAACTCAGAGCTTACAATTGAGCAGTTGGATACTATTAAAAATAATATACAAAAATTTAAATGGTTTACAAATGGCTAATTACTGTATCATAGCAATAGGAGATGAACATAGAAAAGATTTTTTAAATAATATAAAATATATTGATAAGAAGTCAACTATATATCTTCAAACCGATGTTCACATAGAAGTAGAGGGTTATAATATCTTTAATATGGCTCCGACAAACAAAGGAGTTTTTAATTATTTCGAACAGTACTATTGGCCAATATTCATATCACAATGTATTAAACAACAAGTTATTTATGCAGACGCTGATAAACTTAAAGATGCTGTAAAAGCATCACTTATACCACCAGACGATAATTTTTATGTACAAAGTGGTTGGAAAGGATCTTGGTATACAAAGGCATACTGGAGCAAAGCAGTAAAGTATATGGAATCTTTAGGAGTAGACCCAACTGAAGTAACACCAGTACTAGAACAAGTTGGAATACTGCCTTATAATTCGTATCTTAAGGATATAGTTTTAGACTTAACTTTAGCTGAAAAACTATGGATTGAAATAGGATCTGAAGATAATAGTTTTAGCGGTAAAGGTAATGGACAAGGTCTTGCATTAGGTTTGAGTTTTAAACTAAGAGGTATAAAACCTATACAGATAGAAAATATTAGAATTAAATCAACAACATTAAATGAGTAAATCAAATACTTGGATAGCGTTTTTTAGTCAAACAGGTTCTGAAATAGCTAACTTAGCGGAAAGCTTAGGACGCTGGCCTGATAGGATAATTACTAATGATAGACCTGAACACCTTAGAACAGTAGATTCTAGAATAGAAAAGAAAGGTTATTTCACTATGAGTAATAAACCTACCTTAGAAGAGTATGAAGACCTACTTGTATACTTTCCAGATAGTTTAATTACTTTACACGGATGGTTAAGAGTAATTCCTCCATCAATATGCGAAAAGCATGGAATTTATAATGGTCATCCAGGCCTCATTACTGAGTACCCAGAATTAAAAGGTAAAGACCCTCAAATTAGAGCTTATGAAGCTAAACATGATGTTATGGGATGTGTATTACATAAGGTAACTGCAGGAGTAGATGAAGGTACAATAATATCAGAGGAAAGATTTAATGCTTGGCGTATTACTAAGGACGATATGTTTAAAGCATTACAGCAGAGATCTGAATACTTATGGATTCATTTTTTAAGAAAAGCAGGTGTGTAGTAGGTTATTAGAGAATTAATTCGTATCTTTAAGTAAATAAAGAGGTTATATGATAAAGAGAATTGCATTAGTAGGAGCTAGTAGTACAGGTAAGACTACTGTTTATGAATTACTTAAAAATAAATTACCTAAATATGAATTCGTAAATGAATCTACTAGAACTGTAGGTAGTTACGGATTTCCTATTAATGAGAAAGGTACTGATGCTACTCAGTTAGCTATTAGTAGTTTTCATTTAGAGGCTTTACTTCAACCTTATAACCTAGTCTTAGATAGGTGTTATATGGATTTACTCGTATATTCTAAGTTTATGGATAAATTATCTGTTAAGACATATAACTATATAAACGATACTTGGAATAGAGTAAAAGGAGAATATACTCACTATGTTTACTTCCCTATTGAATTTGAATCAGTAGATGATGGAGTAAGAAGTGTAAATGAAAAGTGGAGAACAGATATTGATGAAGAGTTTAAAGCAGTATTAGAAGGTGTACGTCAACCTTATTTGACGATAACAGGTTCTCCTATGCAAAGAGTAGAGCAAATATTAAACTTTATAAAATAGTATGAAAAAATTAGACAAATTAGAATTGTTTTGGATGATGTTATTGGCTTTTGCTTTTATTATTTCTTCAACTACTGCTAACGCACAAGTTATAATAACCGATATATTCACAGTAGAGTACGATCAACAGAGACAGCAACCATTATGGGTAGAATATACAGTACTCTGTTCTAATGGAAATGCTTCAAGAGTAGGTATGGAATTCTGGGAACCAGACATGATTGTAACCTCAGATGATGAAGACTATAAAGACAATATATGGGATAAAGGTCATTTAGCACCTGCAGCATCATTTAGCTGTAATACCGGTATGCTGTATAAAACGTTCTCTTACCTTAATTCAGCTTTACAGCATCAAGGGTTAAATAGAGGTCAATGGAGTAGATTAGAGGCTTTTGAAAGATCAGCAGCAAACTTCTTTAACGAAGATGTTAAAGTAAGAGTAGACGTATTATTTGAAGGAGAAGAAGTAGTTTTACCGACTGGTGCAACTATACCCTCAGGGTTTAGAAAGACAATTACAATTGGTGATGATAAACACGCTATTGTAAGAGTATTTGAATTTCCTAATATAGATACTAAAGGAACAAAGTGGATAGATTATATAATAAAATAAATAAAATGGAAAAAGTAAAAAATTACGACGAAGTAGTAGCAATTGCTGGAAAGCACTTAGGTAAAGTTGGTGGAGATGGATACTCTGACCAGTATAATAGAGAGCTATTAGTTAAAATTCCTAGGTACTTAAATAGAGAAGGCTACGACCTAACATCAGATAGTTTTGTAGGAGTTGATACATGGAACTGTTATGAAGTATCTGCTATTACGACTAAAGGTCAACCAGTAGCAGGACTCCTTAAAATTACATGCCCTTCTGATTCTGAATTTCACGTAGAGTCTAAATCTATTAAGTTATATTTGAATTCTTTCAATATGACTAGAATAGCTGATAATGCTATGGACTGTATTACTGGAATAGAAGCTACTGTTAAAAGAGACTTAGATGAACTTTTAGAAACTAATACAATTGTTACTTTCTTTGCAAGTGAAGAAGAAGGATTAGAACTATCTTTTGAAGGTTACGAAGACTTAGGAGGATTAGTAGATTTAGATCAAATTGACTTTACATCGTTTCAATCTGATGCTACTCAATTAGCAGTAGAAGATACATCAGATGTAGCTAAAGAGGTTAAATTAAAATCTAACTTACTTAGATCTAATTGTAGAGTTACTAATCAACCTGATTGGGGAGATGTATTTATTAAAATGGTAGGTAAGAAATTACCATCTGCTGATTCACTAGCTAAGTATATAGTTTCTCACCGTACAGTAAGTCATTTTCATGAAGAGATTTGCGAAATGGTATATAAACATCTATCAGACGCATACGAACCAGAACAGTTAATGGTATCTTGTCTGTATACTCGTAGAGGAGGTTTAGATATTAACCCTGTTAGAGCTAGCCATTCATCTTTAATACCTGAATTCTTTACTTCAAGAGACTATAGAATTAAGAAAACATTAAGACAATAATGGCTGAAGATAAGAAAACAAAAATCGAAGAAGAATACGAACTAATTGCAGTTCGTGTTCCTCCTGGAGATAACTGGGAACTAGTAATAGATAAAGAGACAGTTGTTGAAGGTCTAGTAGAAGCATTAACTCAGTACTTACGAAAAACTAAATTTAAAGGACATTATAAGTTAGAGCCATTAAACGGAAAACTATTTGCAATTAAAGAATGGATAGTAGAAGAAGAAGTTCCGGAAGCTAAGGTATTCGACTTATACGGAGAATATTAATGTCAAAATTCATAAAGAAGTACTCTCATAAGTACCAATTTTTAAAACTAGAGTTTGAAGAAACTCAAGAGGAGTTTAAAGAATATGAGAAAATATGGGAGTCAACTTTTGGTAAGTACTTTGATAAAGTAAAAAAAGAATATTGGGTAAATAAAGACACAGGAGAGATGAGAGATACTCCTCCTGGAGACAATATAGCTAAAAAGAAAGAGAAACCAGAGAAGCTAAAAAAATTATACCGAAAAGTATCAATTAAAGCTCATCCGGATAAAGGAGGCTCATTGGAAGATTTCAATGAAATAAAAGATTACTATGACTCTAATGATTTTATGGGACTGCTCAATTGGGCTACTAACAATGATATTACTTTTGAAGTATCTGAAAACGAGAAAGAGCTTCTAGAAAAAAGCTGTTCAAGTTTTGGCAATAAAATAGAAGGACTTAAAGCTTCTATTATTTGGGCATATTCTACAGGAGACATTAATATGAAACGTATGTGTCTGGTTCAGATAGAAAAAGAAAATAATATTAAGATAAAAGATGAAGATTTACCTGAAGAATTAGTTGGTAAGTTGTAATATATTTCGTATCTTAAGGTATATTAATAATTAAAAAGGTTATAATGATTCCAAAGAATTTTGAGTACCTAGACTCATTTGTTTTGCCGAGAGAACTAGAACAAAGCAAAAGAGCTCTAACAGAGCATATTACAGAAGTAAATAGATACAAGTATTTCCTTAAACTAAAAGTCAGAAGAGATACTAAAGATCATATTACTATGGTCCCAACAGACTTTCCTATGCAAAGAGCAATTTATGACCTTGTGTATAAAGCTCCTGACGGAAAACAGCAACATTTTAAAATAGGATGTACACAGAAACTTTACCAGAGAATAGGAAGAAACTACTTACAAGGATCAGGAGCCAATACAGGATGGCTAGCTCCAGCAATGCATGAATTCTTAAAAGAGTTTGGAGGAGAATTTGAAATTTATACTAGAGCATTTGATGATAAAATTACGCAAATGGACGATGATATAGAAGTAGATTATACTCCAAGATTGGATACAATAGAAAAAATGTACCAAGACAAGTTAAATATAAAAGACGGAAAAAAAGCTGTTCAAGAATTTTTTATTCTGAATAATTTTTCGTATATTATTAAATAAATAAAACGGTTATATATATGCAATTAGAAAAAAAGTATTACACGGTTCAAGATAAAGAAACTCTTGAACTACTACATCAACACATTATTGACTCTGACGTAATAGCAGTCGATACTGAGACTACTGGTTTAAACCCTAGAAAGAATAAGATCATTGGATGGTCTGTATCTGGAGATGAAGGAGTAGGTTTTTATCTACCAACCTTAGTTTTTGATTATGAGAAAGATGAATTAGTGCTGCAAGAGATTGACGGTACTTCTACTGAACTATTATCTAAGAATTTACTTAAGTTACTTAAAGGTAAGAAACTAGTCTTCCATAATGCTTCCTTTGATGTTCAGTTTATTAAGAACTACTTCGGAGTAGATTTGATAGAAGATATATATGTCGATACTGGACTATTAGTTCATACGGTATACGAAGAAGGAGCTTTTGGATTTGGTAATCCTTTTGGATTAAAGTCTATTGCTATAATGAATCAAAAAGAGTTAGGATTAGATGTTCAGGAAGCTGCTAACCAAGAGCAAATAGAGCTTAAAGAGTCTATTAAGAAGAATGGTGGTTCTACTACTAAACTACTCTATGAAATCTTTAAAGCTGATTTAGATATACTTAGTAAGTATGCATCGGCAGATACGGATTTAACTTTACGTATATGTAATTTATATTTAAAGAAACTTAAAGAGGAAGGACTAGAGAAGTTCTTCTTTGAGGATGAGGTAATGCCTATCTACAGAGAAGTTACTGTACCTATGGAAGCTGAAGGAGTTGATTTAGATATGGACTTAATAGAATCTACTTATACTGCTATTGCAGCAGATTTGATTAATAATAAAGAGATCGTAATGAAGTCTTTATTAGCTTTAGATGAAACTAAGAGTTGGATAGTAGCTACTGCATTAGATCAATATCCCGTATCCCATAAAGGTAATTGGGCTCAGAACCTAGTTACTCGTTACTCTATACCTTTACCGAAATCTGAAAAGACTGGCAAGTACTCTCTTACTCAGAAGAATATAGAAGCTTATGAACCGTCTAACGATAAAGAAGAAAAAGTAAAAGAGTTCTTAATGACTGGTAACGTAGATCTTATCGAAGAAGTAGAGCAAGCTAGAATATCTATGGCTATGTGGAAAGAGTCTAACGACGGTGAATACTTAAATATTCAATCTAAAAAGCATTTAGGTGAAATAGTATTTGGGTATATGGGCATTAAACCTCTAAAAGCTGCTGGTCAGACTAAAAGCGGTAGAGCTCAATTCGATATGGATATGATAGAAGATTTAGCGAAGACTTATTCTTGGGCTGAAAATTTACGTGTATACAATAAGCTTCTTAAGATTAAATCTACTTATGTAGATCGTTTTAGAGATCGTCAAGAGGACGGTAGATACTACTTCTACTATAAGCAGAACGGTACTGTATCCGGTAGATATGGTTCTGATGCTCAGCAGCTTCCTAAACCTAAAGAAGAAGGTGAGGATGCTCCTATTATCGTTAAGTATACTAATATAGTTAGAGAATTTATGATTGCAGGTAAAGGTAGAAAAGTAATCGATGCCGATTACGAATCTCTAGAGCCTCATTGCTTTGCTTCTGTTACTGGTGATACTGCTCTTCAAGAGATCTTTAATAAAGGATGGGACTTCTACTCTACTGTAGCTATTAAAACTGAGAAGTTAGACGATCAGAAATCTCGTTTTCCTAACGGAGTATCTGCAGATAAGAAAGCAGATAACTACTTAAAGAAGTTAGATGGGCCTGCTCGTAATAAAGCTAAAGCTTATTCATTAGGTATTGCATACGGTATGGAAGCTTATGCTCTTAAAATGACTTTAGGTATTGATCAAAAGTCTGCTGAAGGATTAGTAAAAGGTTATCTAGATGGATTTCCTCAACTTAAGCAATGGAGGTTAGATTCTAGAACTCAAGTTAAAGATCATGGTTATATTAAAAACTATGTTGGTAGAGTTAGGCACTTACCTAAAGTGAAAAAGATCTTTGGCAAGTACGGAGATCAAATGATGGATTGGAGATTCAGACAAAGTATTACTCCTCAATACGGTAAAGAAGCTGTTATGCAAGCTTATAGAGATTACCGTAACGGACTTAATAACTGTCTTAACTTTCAATTGCAGTCACTAGCAGCCGCCGTAGTAAATAGAGCTGCTGTAATGATTAACCGTAAAGCAAAAGAACTAGGCATAGATGCTATTGTTCAAGCTCAGGTTCATGATCAATTGATTATTAACGTATCTGAAAAGGATGCTGCAATGTTTGCTCCTCATGTTCAACAGATTATGGAAGATACTACAGTACTACCTGGAGTTACTTTAAAAGCACCTCCTGAAATCGCTAATAACTGGAGTGAAGGGCATTAAACTTAAATTAAACCTATTTATTTAAAGAATAAAGATCGACCCTAGAGCAATTTTTATTTTTATTAACCGGAGATCTTAGGACTCCACAATTTTATATCATTATGAGTAACATTTTTCAAGAACGTAATCCGTTCGACATTTTAGTCCGCAATTTTTTGCAAAAGACTCACAACTACCAAACGTTAGAAGAGTCAAAATTACCCCACCCAGTAGATATTTACGAAGTAGAAAACGGCCTTGGCTTAGATATAGCCTGTACCGGAATTCCAAAAGAAGATATCGAAATCTTAATTGAGGGTAATATTATTAAAATCAATTACAACAAACCAACCTTAGAAGGTGAAGCAACTGACTATATACATAAAGGTATAGCCAAACGATCATTTAACTTAGGTTGGAAGATAGACAGTAGATTTGATCTACAAAAAGCAAAAGCTGAGTTTATAAATGGCTTATTGCAAGTTACAATACCGTATGCTAAAGGAAAAGAATCAAAAACTTTGAAAATTAGCTAAATTAACCCGCTCTAGGGTTGTTTCTTTTATAAATTAATCGTATATTAATAATTAACAAATAAAGTTATATGACAAAACAGTTATCTCCGACTAATGATCGGATTCTTATCAAGCCTATAGATGAAGGCGAACAAATGTATGGAAACTTAGTAATTCCAGATTTAGGAAAAGAAAAACCGGAAATGGGCACTGTACTAGCAGTAGGTCCTGGACGTCAGTCCGAATTAGATCCAAGTAAATTAATCACAGTACGTTCATGTAAAGCAGGCGATGTGGTATTGGTTCCTAAAATTGGTACTTTACGTATTGACTTTGAAGGAGAAGAATACTATTTAGCTCAAGATAGAGAAATACTAGCGGTTGTAAAAGAAAAAGAAGACAATGAGTAAAAGTATTACATTTAACCATGCAGCAAGACAAGGTCTTAGCGATGGAATTGAGAAGTTAGCTCAAGCAGTTATAAGCACATTAGGACCATCAGGACGTAATGTTATTATTGAAAGTGCAATGGGTAACCCACAGTCTACTAAAGATGGAGTTACAGTAGCTAAATCAATAGACTTAGAAGATAAGTTAGAAAATATAGGAGCTCAGCTAGTTAAGCAAGCATCTATTAAAACTGCAGAACAAGCTGGAGATGGTACAACTACGTCAACATTATTAGCTAGAGAGCTTTATAATAAAGGACTAGGTACTATCGGAGACTATAATGCAGTTGAAGTACAGAGAGGTATTCTAAAAGGTACAAAAGTAATTGTAGAGTATTTAGAAAATCTATCTAAAGATATTACGGATGAAGAGCAGTTAAAACAAGTAGCTACTATATCAGCGAATAGCGATAAAGAAGTTGGTGAGTTAATTGCAACATCAATGGAAAAAGTTGGCCGTGATGGAGTTGTTACAATCGAAGAATCTAAAACTGGAGAAACCTATCTAGAAACAGTAGAAGGAATGCAATTTAATCGTGGTTATAAGTCTCCATACTTCGTAACAGACAATCCATCAATGACAGCTGTTCTTCAATCACCGTATGTACTAATTGTAGATAAGAGGTTGAGTAGTATTAAAGAGTTATTACCCGTCTTAGAAGCAGTACAAGTACAGAACAAATCACTATTACTAATTGCAGATGATCTTGATGGAGAGGCACTGTCTACCTTAGTAGTAAACAAGATGAGAGGTATATTACCAGCAGTAGCTGTTAAAGCCCCTGATTTTGGTGATCGTAAGAAAGCTATCTTAGAAGATATTGCTATTATGACTGGAGCACAAGTAATCTCTAGTGAAAAAGGAATGCGATTAGATAGATTTGATCCTAAATGGTTAGGTAAAGCCGGAAAGGTTACAGTTAGTAAAGATATTACTACGATTATTGATGCTAAAGGAGAAGATGCAGCTATTACAGCAAGAGTTGAAGAGATTAAAACTCAAATTGATGAAGCAAATTCACCATTCGAAATTGAAAACTTACAAGCTAGATTAGCTAAGTTTATCGGAGGAGTAGCAGTAGTTCACGTAGGAGGTCATACTGAAATCGAAATGAAGGAGAAGAAAGATAGAGTAGACGATGCTTTACATGCTACAAAAGCAGCATTAGAAGAAGGTATACTACCTGGAGGTGGAATCGCTTTATTGAACTCTGCTTTAGACTTAACTAAGCAACGAGGAAAAGGAAAGTTTAAAGACTTTACTGTGAGTGAATTGATAGGATTAGATATTCTAACCGAAGCACTTACAACACCATTTACTCAGATCTTATGGAATGCAGGCGTAGAACCAGAGAAAGTTGCAGAGATCAAAGAAGTAGTAGAAGGTAAGAAGAACCAATGGTACGGTTATAATAGTAGATTCGAAGAGTATACTGATATGTTAAAAGCAGGTATTATTGACCCTACTAAAGTTACACGATTAGCATTAGAAAATGCAGCATCAGTTGCAGCTACAATGTTAACGACGGAAGCAGTTGTATCAATCGATCCACCAAAAGACGGTGAACCAGCAGGTATGCCAGGAGGAATCGATCCAGCAATGTTAATGGGATAATATGAAATATAAATTCATCATAAATTGGCTAAAGGAGTATAGCAAAGGTGCTCAAGAAAAAGGCTTCGTAATTGGAATCTCAGGAGGAATAGATTCAGCAGTAACATCAACGCTATGTGCTGAGACAGGTATACCAACCTATGTAGTTTCTCTTCCAATTAATGGTACGTCGGATTTAGCAGACGATCATATGGAATGGTTAGACAATAAGTATGAGAATGTAACACCGTTAGAATTTGATTTAACGGATACATTTAAAAGCTTTGAAGGTCTATTCATGGAACCGGACGCTTTAGCATCGGCAAACTCTGCTGCTAGGCTAAGAATGATGACTCTTTACCACACCGCTGCTAAGGTTAACGCCTTAGTAGTTGGTACCGGTAATAAGGTAGAGGACTTTGGTATTGGATTCTTCACCAAATACGGTGATGGAGGAGTTGATATTAGTCCAATTGCTGATCTAATGAAATCAGAAGTAAAGGAAGCAGCTTGTGAATTAGGTATTCTCTTAGAAATCATCAACGCTCAGCCTACAGATGGCTTATGGGAAGACGGTAGAACAGACGAAGACCAAATAGGTGCTACATATGATGAATTAGAATGGGCAATGACTTTTGGCGGAGATAAACGTAAGCTAAACAAAAGACAAAAAGAAGTCTTAAAAATCTTTTATAGTTTTAATTTTAATAACCGACATAAGATGGTAGCAATACCCGTATGTCAAAACACTAAATCAAATTAATTATGGCAAGTAAGCAAGAATTATTCGAAGTTATTGAAGGTCACTTCAATACATTAGCTGAAGAGAACAGTGGTTCTACTAAGGCATCGCAACAGAGAGCAAGAAAAGCAGCAGGAGAGATTAAGAAATTAATCACTGACTACAGGGCAGCATCTGTTTCGGAAAGCAAGTAAGATGGAGGCGGCGGGGGAGCATTACTCTCTCGTCGACGAAGTCGACACGCGCGAATTAAATTCACCCCTCCTTCATTGGGGGGCGTGTTTTTACTACTTATAGCTCAAATATGGGCATATATTAATTACATTAAACATGGTGCTTTAGTTGCATCGGAACCAAAAGGTTCTTATATTTATACAAGTATGGAACCGCAATTTATTTATTTCGAAGATAGTTGGAATGAAAAAGAAGAAGAAGAACCTGGTCGGGGACGAGCAGTACGGGCAACGAGAGTTGAGCCAGTTGATAAGACGAAAGATGATTCAAAAGAACCACGGGGACGAAAGTCTTTACAGGCGTAAGCCAAAGCATAAGCGTAATAATTGGCAGGATGAAGACTAATGAAGGCATTAAGAGTACGCACTAGACTAAAAATATCAAATAATCCTACGGGCTTATTAATCTATATATTAACCGAGTTAATTAAAAATAAATGTTATGTCAGATTCAATAAAAAAATATCAGGAACTAGTAGAACAAGGGAAGATAGATCCTAAGAGGATACCCCTGAAAGACCGTGATGATAAGATTATGGGATTATTAGCCGAAGCAGCTAAACAAAATAAATTAGCAGCAGTGCAAATTCGTGCCACGGAGGTACAAAAAATGTTTGGAGGAGCCTCCTTACTACTGGGTTTACAAGTTGCTTGTGATGAACTGCTAAATTGACAATGGAATTGGTTAAAACGTGATATTTATTAATAACGTAGATTTACAATAAAACAAATTATGAAAGGAACACTAATATCAAACGATTTTGTCAAAGATAGAAATGGCGACTTAAAATTTCTTGAAATGAACACTGATACCGTGTTATACGGTAACTTCTTAAGACATGATGCAGATTGGCAAGCTTTAGTAAGCTTCTTAAATGCAGATGCAGGCTTTAATACATTACATATTATATACAAAGCAGAACTTCACTTAGCAGCTGTACAAGATATAAAAAGCAAAGTAGCAGCAGGATGTTCAGGTATAACAACTATAACTTTACAAAACGAGAATCTACACAATTCATTTCCTACAGCAGTAGAAGATGCAGCAAACAAATTTATTTTACGTTTAGCATATGATGAGAATGCAATCTTAGATTCTTACTATGCAGCGTCAGCAATCAATCCTTTAGCTCTTTTTGAAGAGAATGGATCTGGTTCATTAGCCGTACCGTTCTACTCAGTAGACGAAGGAATTGTAACATCTACGTTAGTAAGTTCCTCAAATGCAGCTAATATTCCAGATGTAGTTTACAAACCTAAGATGGATGTATTCGGACCTATTGAATTTGGAAAAGTAGGAGACTGGGATACAGCAAAAAGTGAATTAACAGGTAGTTATTATATGACTAGCTACGAAACACATGCTGATGATATTGCAGCAGGTATAATGAAGTCTTATAGAAACTACGGAATCGCATATGGTGGTGGATTAAATTATATAGATTTAGGTACCATTACTTCACAAGCTAAATTTGATATACCTTCAGCAGCTGGACTAGACTGGGATGGAACATCTAACTGGAAGTTTGGAATTAAACACAGAATGGAGTATTCTACTTCTACATGGAAAACAAAAGATGTTAAAGACGGAATGTTTGAAAACGAAACATATACTTCAGCATCTGCAGCAGAAGAAGCAGTAGGTATTCACGACATTAGAGTTGGACAGACCCTTAAAACCTTTTATGTACCAGGTTTACCTGATACAGATATACCAGATGTTTACTTATCATGGAATATGACAGGTTCTCAATGGCCAGAAGGAACAGCAGTTACATCTTCAGTAGTACAAACTGCAGTATTTACTAGTAAAAACCTTAGCGGTGAATTGTATAGAATAGAAACAGCAGATACAGATTTCTACATTGGAGGTAGTACAGCAGTATTAGCCCACAATTATGAATCTACTGAAGTTGGAGTAACTAGGTATACACCTGTATTTGAAATCAATCAAGATTATCACTCACTTATAGCTCTAGATGGATCTAAAATCCCTATTGTAAAATCTGAACTGTTACAGTTATCTGTAGCAACAGGTAGCTTCTTTACAGCAGATGTAGAGTCAGTAGATAACTTATTGGTTGGAGATCAATCTTTTGCATTCGTAACTCACAACGCAAAAGGTTATGGATTTATTTAGAATTTAACAAAAATGAGATATTTTAAGAGGTTTTTTACAAGACCTATAATTAACAAATAGAATAATATGGCATTAACTAAAGCACAAGTAGAAGCACTAGTATATAAAAGAAAAGATACTAATGACATTAGAACATTTGTACCTGCTACTGAAGCAGAGCAATCGACAATCCGTAATACGGTTGAAGCATTGCTAAGCCAGATCGTAGTAAAGCACAGTTCATAAAGGAGTACTAATTTTATTGTAAATGTTATGTTAAAAGTTTTTGGAGACTCGTTCTCTGCTATCATTAAGGATCACCACCAAAATCAATGGTTTTCTATTATTGAAAGAACTTTAAACAAACCGTTACTTAACGTTGCAAAAGCAGGAGCTACTAATCTATACATTCTTCATACGATAATAGAACAGTTACCGTCAATCACAAGCAATGACATTATAATTATTAACCTATCAGGTCAAGGAAGATTGCCGATAGGAGCAAACAGCAGGAAGTCTTGGTTTAACGACCAAGATTTCTTTTTGTCTGTAGATGACAGTAATAAGCAGAAACTTACATTTAAAGAACAGAAAAGCATTCAGTGGTATTACGATACACAGTACCTTCCGGAAATTGTAGAAACTGATAGATGTATAAATAATATAATTAACTTAGTTAACTTTATAGATAAAAATATAGGAGCTAAAGTTATACTATGGAACCTTACAGCGTTAAATAATACAGACAACGATTCAAGGTTTAATGATAATGTATCTGAATCACCATCTACTATTTCTACAAATTTATGGACACCTCTATCTAATGAAGGTAAAGTTGGTTGGGTTGATATAATATACAGTAATAAGCTTAACATATCAGAAGAAGACTTACACCCTAATGCAAAAGGACATCTTTTTATAGCTAAAGAGTTTATGTCAACTCTCATTCCAAAAAGAATATTATGAAATTATTAGTTATAGGAGTACCTAGATCCGGTACAACAAGCCTTATAAAAGCAGTGTCAGATAAATACGTTAGTGAACCATTCTATAATAGGTTCGAGCATAGCAACGATGCTATCAGTATGATTGAAGACTTATTAGAAAAAGATAATAACATAAAGCTAACTGTAGAACAGTACCCATTAGATTGTACTTCTGATATTAAGAGAGCTAGATTTTGGAAAAGGTTAGTATCTTTATTTGATAAAACTCTTTTAATAGACAGGTTCGATTTTAATGATCACCTTATTGCTTATGCTAGATTGAAATATTGCAATGAGAACGGAATTGAAATAATGGTACCTTATGAAGATAAGGATTATACTACTTCACCAGAAGTACACACAGAAGAACTAAAGGGTCTTAAAGAGATACTAGTAAAATTATCTAGATCTGTTAACGTACCTATTACATCTTATGAAGCTTTATTTTACGGAGATACTAAAAATGAATTCTCAGAAATGGGATTAGAGTTTACTTCTAAAGCAAAAGCAGAATTAAACCCAGCAAGAAGATTACGCAACGGTAAACGGTCAATGATATGATACTAATATGGAGCTTTACTACTAAAATGGAGGGCGGGTATAAAGACCCTAATCCTGTATTGCAGCTTTACAAAGCTTCTATGATCAGGGCTAAGAAATTAGGCTACGGTATAAAGCTATACGGTTGCGACTATACATTAAAATATCTCAAAGGACATTACGATAATTCTTTCAATGTAGAAAAAGAAGAGTTTGTACTTACAGATGATTTAAAAATTTACATTCATCAAAGAGAAGATCTTAATTGCGCTACTATTGATGGAGACTTAATTTTAAAATCTAAATTACCTTTTGATGAATACAGAGACAAAGACGTTATATTTGAATACCCAGAAACAAGAGCAAATGCTTTAAATGCTAAAAGAGCTATCTACATTGGTTATATTTATCTGCTTAATATATTTAAAAAATATCCTATAGGAGATACTATAAAAGAATATGTACATGATGGAGCATTAGCTTGTAATGTTGGTATAATAAAATTTAATAACCAAAAAACTAAAGACTTATGTATAAG